CGAGCGTTGTCCTCTGGTATAAGCTACATAGGAGCACGTCTTGGTGATGTGCCATTTATTAGAAATAAACTAACACCTGATGGATTTACTCCTCCTGAGATTGCTACTGCTATTCGTACAGCAGAGGGTATGACTGAGGGACAGGAACAAGCAGCATCGAAACTTGTGTCAAAGTATGACAGTGCAATTAAGAAAGCCATTAGATTTCAAAGTTTAACAGGGCGTGGTAGGTCAGGTCTACAACGTGCTCACAATGATACGATGGATTTTTTAACTGGTGAGTTGTCAGAAGACGCTTTCAGAAGTTCATATGGAAAGGCTGCTACAGAAGCTGCTACGAATATGCGTAACATGATTGACGAAGTTAGCACAGAGTTTGAATCTTCTGTCAGAGCGGCACCAAACCTAGACGATCAACAGAAAGCAGATTTATTACAGCAGTTTTCAAACGGACAGGGGACATATATACGACGGCTGTATGAGTTACATTTACAACCAAATAAGTTTCTTGGGACTGATATAGCAGCACTGCCTCAGTATGCCGGAGCAAAACAACAAGTCACAGACTTTCTGCAAAGACAAAACCCTCAACTCCCAACGGGAGATGCTGCTCGTCAGGCAGAACAAGCGATTGATGACATTTTTGACAACGCTCTTCAGCTTGGAGATCTAACAAACGAACAACAAGCTAGGCAATTGGCAAAGACTGTGGGTCAAGGTTTCAAAGAAAATCAAGGTCGAACCTCGTTGTTTCGCCTTGCAGAAGGTATGTTGAAAGATAGAACTCAAATGTTGGATGAAGCCCCAATGTTACGAGAGATGATGGGTGAGGTTCGCAATCCTCGTGAGGCATTTCTTAGAACCATTGACAACATGGCTACGACCAGAGCATCTCAAAGATTGTTTGATGACATAACCTCTACAGGTGTTAAAAGTTATGATGACGCCTTACAAGGGATACGGGCAGGGGCACGGCCTCTTGTTGTAGACGGAACGACAGTTCTTACTCCCCGACAAGAACGCACTTTAACAGGTGCTAATTATGTTAAGCTTGGAGAACTTGATCCAGAAAAAGCTTTTGGTGGAACGTATGGATCTTTGTCTGGCAACTACGTTCCCAATGAAATTTATAATTCTCTGACCACTCCTGCTCGTACACATTCTGGAGCACAAGATGCACTAGCAGTGGCATTGCAATTAAAAGGTTTGTCACAAGTAGCAAAGACTGTGTTCAGTCCTATAGCACAGGTTAGAAACTTTTTATCCAACACATTTATTATTGGGGCAAATGGTTTATGGGGAAGAAACACAGGAATTTTTGAGAGTGCAGAGGTTCTTTTAGCCAACGCATTAGATAGTCCCAAACAAGCTAGACTTCTCAAAGCAATGAGTGACGAAGGTGCGATAGGTCAGAACATCCAACTAAACGAGCTTACACGTCTGTTAAAAGAGTCTGTTGAAGGTGGTGTGTCTGCTAGATTACAGAAAGCAGGAGATGCTTTTCGTAGGTCAAAAGCGGGAGCGCCCGTCAGATTCATGGAGAAAGCCTACCAGATGGGGGACGACTACTGGAAGGTGGTAGGTGCCCTTGGAGAAAAAGCTCGTTACGGAGCGGCTCTACGCAAGGCAGGACTAGATATAGAAAACCTAGCTCCAGAAGTACAAACTGCTTTACGTCAGGCGGGTATTGCACAACGCACCAGTTCTATAGCGGGAACAGACTTTGGAGACATGCTTGCCATTGATTTGGTAAAACAAACGATGCCCACTTACTCTATGGTGCCACAAGCAATCAAAGACCTACGCCGGATACCTGTCGTTGGTAACTTCATGGCATTCCCTGCGGAGATAATTCGTACTTCTGGTAACATCGTCAATCGATCTCTGAAAGAAATGGGCATGAACGCTCAAACGTTGCAACGATATGGTTTGGATGCAAGAACAGCTAGAGTGTTAGCCCGTCAAATCCGTGGCATCGGAGCACAACGTTTGTCTGGCTACGTGTCTATGGCAACGGTTGCTCCTCTGGCAATGCGTGGTGCAGCGCATGAGATTCTTGAGATCACACCAGAGGAAGAAGAAGTTCTAGAAAAGTCTGCTCCTTTCTGGACACTAGGAAACACTTTAATGTATTTAACTAAGCCGAATAAAAAAGGTGAGGCGGAGTATGTGGATCTATCATACATGCTGCCTTATGAGTTTATGTTGACACCCGCTCGAGCTGCTCTTCGAACCTATGCAAACAAAGGCGAGGTTGGTGCCGGAGAAGCAGAACAGATTCTGTCTGCCTCATTCGAAGCTTTCAAGAAGTTTGCCGAACCCTTTGCATCAGAAGGTTTAGCTGCTGAACGTGTAATCGATGTAACCACCCGAAAAGGTAAAACACAGACAGGTGCTGAGATTTATGAAGAAGGTGAATTAGTAGGGGACAAACTAAAGAAATCAGTTAACCATGTTATGGGAGCCTTTGTCCCTGGTATCGTAGATCAGTTTGTTACAGTTAAAAGTGGTAAGTTTGAACCAGGTCGTGTGACCCGTGCAGCCTCAGACATCCCTTCTCGTGAAGGAGATCCATACAAAATAGCAGAAGAAGCGGGTACGATGATGACTGGACTTCGACCCTTGAAACTAAACATCGGACGGAGCTTACAGTATCAAGGCGGTGAATACTCTGCTCTTCGTTCAAGTGCGGTGCAAATATTTACCAAGGTTGCAGATGATAACGACGCAACAGAGCAGGATGTTTTGGACGCTTATGTAAAAGCTAACGAAGCAAAACGCAGGCACCAAGCTCAGTTAAAATCTCGTATCGATGCTGCAATGGCTGCGGGTATGAGTAAACGAGAGGTGTTTAAAGCTTTAGAAAACACAGGAGTTTCTAAAAAAGAAATTAACTTGATTTTAAGAGATCGTTACTTGCCTATTAATTTGTCACGAGATTTAATTCGAGAGGTTAACCAAGAAGTTAATGTTAAGAAAGAAAATCGTATTCTTCAAAGACTTCCTAAAGCTGAAATAAATGAATTAAAACGATCTTTAAGAAACACATCTATAACTCCAAAACAAGAAAACGTTGTTGTTGACGAGAACAACCCTTTCTTAAAAATAGTGTCTCCGCAAGTACAACCAACAATAACACAAATTCCTGTCAATCCACCGCAAGTACAACCAACGATAACACAAAATAATCCACAGTCTATGCTACCGTTCTTGAGTGGCAATCCGATAGATGCATTGAAGAACCTTGAGATACTTCAAAGGTTAAGGGGAACTAATCCGCCTCCTCAATAGTCAACTTGATACCGTTGGCACCAAACAGTTTTAGCAGTTCGTCTGCCAAAGCTTCCGTTTCTTCTATCACTTGATCGTCTTTTGTAAGTGTAGCCAAGTTCAATGTTATGCCAATAAACTCTATGAGTGCATCAACTTGCATCTTGTGCATATCTCTAAGGCCAAGACTTTTAAATTCTTTTTCAAACATCATGTTATATCTCCCCAATCGTTTTGAATGTCTACGTCAATCTTCGAGGGAACCTTGAGCGGAACACCTGTTTCCATAATGTCCCTGATTTTATCTGCTTGCTCTTGGCTTTCTATGTTAAAACATAGTTCATCATGTACCGTAAGCATAGGAGTAAGTCCCTCTTTATAGCAATCAAGCATCGCTTTCTTTGTTTGATCTGCCGCTGAACCTTGGATCAATCTGTTTAACGCCTTGTAAGTAAACGCTCTTCTGATCAAAGGTCCGTATTCTTTTTGTGCTTCGTCGTGTGGCAAAGGTTTACCCGCACCAAACTTCTTTGGCTCCCACAGTGGAAAGCGACACTTGCGTCCAAGCAAAGTTCGTATCTGACCAAACTTAGATGCTTGTTGTGTCGCCAGTTCTGCAAGAGATTTAACAAACGGAACTTTGTTTTGATGGTTTTCCATCAGTTCCTTTGCTTCTTCTTTTGATATGTCTAACTGGTTGGCTAACTTACCAACACCCATGCCATACATAATCCCCAGGTTTACAGTCTTAGCTTGCTTACGATCAATGCCTGCTATGTCTGCTACCATCTGATGCAAATCTACATCACCTGTATTAAATTCATCAACGATCTGATCGACCATGTCATGCCGATTGACCCCTCGAACCGAAGCTGCAAAGTGAACAAGTAGCCGTGGCTCTTGGCTTGAGTAGTCGAATGATCCCCACTTGTACCCATCATCTGGAATAAAAAGGCCACGGATCAGCTTCTTTATATCCTTATCTCTGGCAGGTATTTGCTGAAGATTCGGATTGGAGCTTGAGAACCGACCCGTGACAGTGCCACCCTCATCGCGACGTGTAGAGTGGAGTTCTGTATGGATACGTCCATTGTGCTCATGTCGGAGGATGCTGTCAATAAAAGTTGAATCTGCTTTGTCAAATTCTCTGAGCTTGACAAGTGTCTTACATACATCAGATGGGTGATTCGTCAGGAACTCTTTCGTAAAGCTTGGCGCACCTTTCTCGGTTCTTGGGTACGGTATATCAAGCTTATCAAACATCTTTGCAATCGATGCCGACGCCCATATGTCTACGTCTAGCCCTGATTCTTTTTTGAGAAACTCCCGAAATGAATCCGTTTTTTTCTTGATTAGTCTTTTATTTACATCAGCTTTGTCTAGATCAACCCTTACACCTCGTGTCCGCATGTCCAACATGCACGGTATCAATCCTATCTCAAGGTGCCAGATGTCCCACAACTCTTCCTTTTGTAGTATTGGTTTGAGTGCATCCCATAGTTTGAGTGTAGCAACGGCGTCTTGTTCTGCATATGCACCCACATACTTGGGTGGTAGCTTCCACATCTCAGCCTTTGGATCTATGCCCCACTCTTTCGCAGCTGCCTGTAGGAGCTTCTCATCTTTCCGCTGAGAGATGTAATCCCTTGCCATGGCGTCTAACCCAAAAGACCACCTGTTCTCGTCTACAAGCGCCCCTGTGATCATCGTATCAACTATCTTACCTTTGACCTCAATGCCCTCGGCACGTAACCAACCTGCATCGTAGGTGGCGTTGTGCATAATCACGTTCATATCTGGCACGGACAATTGTTTCTTGAGCCAACGCAACGTGAACTTCGGGTCTAGATTGTGTCCGTTTGAATGCCGGATAGGAAAGTATCCTTGGTATTCCCCTGCTGCTACGGCTATGCCTATGATGTACCCATCGTTCCGTGCCCACCCAGGACCCAATGTTTTGATGTTTGGATCATAGGTTTCTAGATCAACGGATATTTCTTTGTAACCTGTGAGGTCTGGAAACTCTGGTGGTATGTTCCAGTCCACATCTACTAAATCCATTTCACCTCGGATCTGATAGTTTTGATCACTTCCGAATAGATTTTTTTGCATCTCTTATTATCTCCTCAACGCTTCGCTCGTTTCTTGTGACGAACTCTGCACCTAATGCTGTGTATCCTGCCTTATCAATCCACGAATCTTCGTGGTCTATAGTCTCAAGTAGTCTGCTTGTTTTGACCCAGTCCATCATCAATGCGACGTGAGCTGCGGTCAGGTATCCATGGGATCTTAACGCCCCACTTATGATTATGTTCCATCCCTCTGCAATGCGGTCATGGTTTTCGAAAGCGTCCCCGTAGTCTTTTGCACGAGGTCCGTTAACTAATTTCTCTGCTGCTTCTAGTAGTTCTTTCCTGTTCATCCTGTACACTCCCCATCATCTTTCTGGCATAGGTATGCCTCATTATCGAATATCCAGTCAGCTTGCCTATCTACAAACTCTCCGAGTCCTTTGTATGTTCTTACGTCGTGAAAAGAGTTTTGTTTCTTTTCTTCCCACGCTTGCCACCACTCCATGCGTTCTGGATACTCTCGCCACATAGCAGCTAACGTCGCTTCACTTTTTAAAAAACAACCGTCACAGTTTCCTGATCCCGGTTTGATGTACAAATCAAAAGGTGCCTTTGACCAAAAAGACATGACATCTCGTTTCGTGACCCCTGCATCTGCCAACGGAAACCAGTTTGTCCAACGCTTATCTTTACTTGGTTTAACTCTCTTAGCTTCATCGGCTCGAATGCCTATTGTATTTGTCCAGTGCTCCCATCCTATGGACAGAAGATACCGACGCATTGTTTTTACTTTTAGTTCTTGTGTACACGACCTTCGAAATACGTTTGGTAACATGTTGAAAGACAGATACTTGTCGAAAGGTTCTCCCTTTCTTGCCGCTTCATTCCAGTTTGTTATGTTAAAATGCGCTGTTCCATTAGCATATCTGTTTGACGGGGCACGATCATATTCCAACCATGTTACATCAACACCAATATATTTTTGTACATCTCGCACAAAGTCCAGTGTCCCTGGCATCTCTCTTCCAGTATTGGCAAACAAAACTTTACAGTCTGGACGCAGCCCGTCATTTGCTTCTACAATCTGGTGAAGCATGTAAGCAGA